ACGCCGTCGAATCCACCCTGCATGATCATCGAGAACTTGAGGAATCTTCTGTTCGAAGAGAGTGAGAGATCAGACACATTCACAGCGCGTGTTTTCGCTGTGTCGTCTGTCTGTATCGAGCCCTGTCGGACGTACGTCGCGTATTTCCAAGAGTCGGGTTGATCGACTGTTCCGTTCGCGCCCGTGACGATCTGTATGTTTTCAAGAGTAAACAAGTTGTTGCAGAAGCGGTCAGCGTCTACGATACCATTCTCGACAGTGTCTGCTGCGCCTGTGTTGTCTCCCACAACGACGTTGGCATTCACAGTTGAGAAGTTCGGGAAGTATTGTGTGAAGCTATCGAAAGACTTGTCAGGCGTTATGTTGCTGTTCTGATCAGCGAGATTGACAATGTGCTCGAATTTTGCCCCCCAGTGATACCTCAGATTCTCTTGCGCCTGCACACCCACACCATCTGCGATGTTCTTTCTAAAGGGAAGCGGAGGCTCAACGGTGTGTCTGATGAAGTTTACGTCTGTCAATCCAGGATTCGCAGAAGACAGAGCCGCAAGGGGCGCAGAGCCTGAAGTCATGAGGTGCTCAATGCCCCTGAAACCCATCGGCAAAGCTGTGGGGTCAACTGCGAGGTCGACGACCTCATTGGAAACTTCGACTCGCACATGCCGTGAGCGTAGTGTGTAGTTTCCTTCGATCACAAGCTTTTGGCTTGCATCATCGCGGTCAAAGTCGTAGTACGCGTTTATGTCGCCGATCACCTTAGCGATGTAGCGATCTGATGATGGGTCGAGATTGACTCCACTGAAAGACTCTAAGACCTTAGGCTCTACGTCGTTGTCATCGAGACGTCGAATGGAAAGGCTGAAAGAACCGTACTTGTAATTTGCAGAAGTCGAAGGTGTTATGTTCGATATTGAGATCTTGATCTTGTTCGAAACACCAGCGCCTGAATCGAGTGAGTGCAGCCTGAAGAGGTTGAAAGGCTTTCCGCCGAATCTCTGTGATATTACCCAGGGCGACTTGGCGTTAGAAAAACGATCTCTGAATGACTCATAGTTGGGAACAGTCGCTGAGCCGGCATCACGGTTGAGCGAAGAAGTCATCAAGAAGACGACACGCTCAGTTCCTGTAGCGTGTGCATTAGTGCTGGGCAGACTGGAGCCACTGGCGACTGGTACTACGCCCGTGCCGGTGATCACTGCGAGCGAGGGATGAATGTCCCAGTGGGCTGCGAGGTAGTGACCTGCACGCTGAAGCTTGTATGGATCGGTATTGAAGACTTTCGTGATGAAGTTTGCTGAATTCACGTCGAACGAAGCAGTGAGCACGTTCGGGAAGGACGTGTCAGTGCCCTTGTGTCCGTTCAAAAGCAACGTGAATTCTTGCTTTGAAGCTCCGTTTGAAGAAAGGACGAGAGAGCCCACAGACGTTCCCTGTGCGCTTGAATCAGCAGCGACGTAATTTGAAGCAGGCTTGCCAGAAGATCCCAGCGAAGCTGAGAGACGAAGCAAGACGCCTGATGGAGCCATCAAGACGCCTCGCACGATCGGGACTGATGCCGTGGCAAAAGCAGCGGTCATGTTGACTCTTGATATGCCCTGCAGGCCAGCATCACTGAAGAAAGTTGAGCCTGCAGATTCTGACATGAAGCATCCGAGAATGTACGTTCTACCGAGCGGTCCGCCGAAGTTTGCATACGGATTTTGGTCGATGCTTCCGTCAGTGCCCGGCTGCTCTTCGCCGACTGTGAATCCTGCATTCACAACTTCGCCCGAGGTCGGACCAGCTGTCACACGTTGCTTGCCATTGCCCACGCCTAAAACTCTTAGATACGTCACAGAAGTGGCACGGCTCAACCACTCAGAGACAGCGAGAGGACCAAATTTCTTTGAATCACTTTCACCAAACTTTGCAAAAAAGTCTTTCAGAGTGCCGTATGTCAACGGCACGAACGCAGGGCCTTTCACTGAGGTGCCTATCACACCCGCTGGAATTCCTGTGGGGCCCGTCTCCACGGGCCCGCTGAGATCAATTTCTCTTGTTGTTACGCCTGCGCTACCAAATTTGAGCTGTGCCATTTATATCGCTCCTACGCTTTGCATGTTAAGTATAAGCTGTAAACTGAATCGATCAGACGAATTCAACGCCAGAGTTCGTCACGATGAAGTCGATTGCGATGAATTCGATCGCTCTCGTCGGAACAACCACGATGCGACCGTTCAACCTGTTCAAATCGACGTCTTCCTGTGTGTTGTTCGTCTCGTTCATGATCACCTGATATGCCTCGATGCCTGCCTGCGTCTGTATGAGACCAAGCTGCAAGATTGCATCTGCGACGAACTTGTTGCGAACTGCAGGTGTGTTCTGCTCGAATATGATCCTGTTTGCTATTCCTATGATGATTCGCTTGACTTCTAAGAGAAGTCTGCGCACATTTACACGATCAAGAGCAGACTTCCTGATCTGTAGGGTCTTCTGTCCGTATATTACGAAGCCCAGTCTTGGGAAGGTTGCGATAGGATTGATCCTAGCGTCGTATAGACGGTCTCTATCTGAAACGTTGAGCCTAACTTCGACGTTGTTGACGAAGTCAAGGGCTGCTCGGTTGAAGCCCGCAGGAGCAAACCACGGATATGCATTCTTGTCGTTGAACCCGATTGCTCCAAGAGCTGCAACAGATGCCGGCACCTTTACGTAGCGCTTGTTCGTCTCATCATTGACATAAACATTCGGAAAGTATGTCGCGACGTAGTTGTTATCGAAGGTCCTGTCTTCAAAGAATGCTGCAGTATTTTCTATATTGATTCGTTTCGTTGAATCGTCATAGAGACGATCGCCGTTATCATCATAGTTCGGAAGATCCATGACATACATCGCGAGGCCATAGTCTCTTACCTTCTTAGCTGTGTAATTTGTGATGTAGTCTTCTCTAATTCCCGGGATCGCTAAAAGGTTCACGTTGACCTGTAGCGGATCTGTCATGACATCGATCGCAGTCACAAGCGAGCTAACTGCGTTATTTTCGATGTCCGTACCAGAGACGTTTGCGCTCAACCCTGGTGATACGTACAAGCTTGATGCTGCACCTAAGGGTGTCTCGAACGAAGTCGCTCTGTCGTTCATTCGCTTCGAGGATGGATCCAATATGTTAAATCCGTCGAATCCTCCCTGCATGAACGTTGTGAATTTGGCAAAAGACGAGAATCTATTGAACTCGTACGGCTGGCCATTCGACAAGAGAGAGGCAAGTGTGATTCTGTTTCCGAGCGTCGGATCGTTCACCGTGTAAGTAGACGGATCTACCTTCGCGTCTCGAATGTAGGCTGCTTCTCGCATGTGAGCTCTTAGTGTGCCCGTCAATTCTGAGATTGCGCCATTTGAAAACGCGACCTTCGATAAGGTGAACTTATTGTTGTTGAAAGCGTCAGCACCAGAGCCAGTGATGAGCACATCTAGCTTCTTTATTCCGGCAAACTTCGTGAATGACTCAAGAAGCATGTTTCTTTCTTCAGAAAGGTTGCAATTGAGAGGCGCAGTGTTTCTTTCAAACTTGACGCCCCAATACAAAGACGGAAGAGCTGCCTCAAGGGGCCCGGGCTCACCAGCCCACGCAGGCGTAGAATCAGTTGCCCCTTTTGTCACCTTGTATCTAAAGGGCACAGGGGGAACAATTGCCTGTGAGAGCAACGCTGAAGCGCCCAGCGTGCCTGCGAGCCTTAGATTCGTGGACACACCGTCAGTGAGTGTGTCGTTCGTCTTCAACATCTCATGCCCTCTAAATCCGAAGGGCAACGAACGGGCAGGAACTTTTTTGTCTTCAACCGCTTGCGACATGACGACTCTCACGAGCCTCGAGACGTTCTGATATTTTCCAGTGGTCACGATCCTACGTTCTAGAGCGACGTCTTGATCGAAGTCATAAGTTACTTTGCGGTCGCCCACAAGCTTCGCGACGTAGTTGTCTGCATCGGGGTTCAAAGAACAATTCACGAACTCTTCAAGAACGACAGGTGTGATGTCAGTATCGCTAAAGCTTCTTATCTGTAGGTTGAACGTACCGTACTCGTCTGCTTCATTTTCAGAAACTTTTAGATTGCTGATCGAGATTTTATACAGGTTGTTCGCATATTCGCCGTCGTCTATCGATTCGACAGCAAATAGATCATACTCTGAAGAACCGAAGGGTTGAGAAATGAAGTGAGGAGTTCTTGGAGCAGAAAAACGAGTGTCGAACGCTGCAAACGCGCCGCTGAAGTGAAGTGTGGGGTCTCCTGACGTCAAGCTTACGTTGCTTGAACCAGAGACGACAGCGAGGAAGTCGCTGTCACTCACGTAAGCAATCTCATTGTCTACTGTAAAGTCTGTGTACAGCAAGTGTTGATATTGTTCAAATTTCTCAGGGTCTCTATTTAAGATTTTTCCAAAATAATCAGCGTCGCTCGGGTTGAAAGAAGCTGTGTAGACTTTTATTCCCACCCTTTTGTCATCAAAAGAAAACGCTGAACCCAGCGTAGAAGAAATGATGAGCTTGAACTTTCCGCCCACGGGCTGAGCAACGTCGTCAATCATGACTGGGCTGTTAAATGTCGTCGAAACTTGTTCATCGCCATCAAGAACAAGCATTCTCGCACCTGAAGCCATCATGACAACGCCTCTGACAAGAGTGACGTTGTTTGCCTGCGTTCTTGACTCGTTGTCAGTGAACATCGGCATGCCGTCGGCTTCATCACTCTGTATCGTGTGATTTGCAACAATAAACTGCACGCCGCCGACTGCTCTCTCGTACTGATCAATGCCCGAAGAAAGTGCTGTGCTCTCAAGCTTGAAGCCTGCATTCTTTACACGGCCGGTGGTGACCGTGGTGTTGATATCATCAACGCTACGGTTTGCGCCTGCTCCTAGAACTCTCATGTACGTAAGCGCAGTCCTGTTCTTTAAGAACTCGTTGACTGCATAGGGACCGAACTTCTTCGGATCAAGTTCTCCAAAAATGCTGACGAATTCGTTCCAATTCGAGACAGTGACAGGAACGAACGCTGGACCCTTTTTGGCTGTGCCGATCACGCCTGCTGGAACACCAACTGGTCCACTCGGCGGAGGCGCCTTCAGCTCAATCTCACGCTCAAAAAAATTAGGCGACCTAAATACTTGCTCAGCCATTCTGATTCTCCTTCTAAGACTCTATAGAAAAACTTTTCTATAAGTATTATGGAGAATTCAAAAAATTTTGCAGTGAATACTAAAGGTCATCTGCTGAATCATAGACGACACCCCCGAGGAGTGCGTCCACTGAAGCTGGAGATGATTTAGATGTCAGGTCATTCGCGGGCTTTATGACAGTTTCGCCTTGCGCGGAGGTGACTCGATAGACTCGAGCGTATCTCGTTGAGGGCGCACCAGAAGAATCTTTTGTAATTAGCTTGCTATAAAGAGGCTTGTTCTGTTGCGCGGCTCGAGTGGCTAGCGCAGGATCATCGGAAGCAAGATTATCTTCTTTCTCTGTATACAACCTCGTACCAGCTCTTCTTTGATCTCTTCTTAAAACTTTGCCCTCAGCAAGTGGCAGTGTTGGATCATCGGAACCCAAAAATGGATTCTCTGTATTTCCCTTTGAGGTATTTAATCCAAAATCATCAACGTTAGTTTCAAAAGTTATGATGGGAGAAGACACATAGCGCTTGACTGGTATGTTTACACCGGGAGACGAGCCTGCAAAGATGTAAGCTCTGACGGTCACAGAAAACTTATACTTGATCATCCTTTCTTCTTGTGACATGTCTTCGAAATTATTTTCAGGCTCGTACGAATTTCCATCTACTGTTGCAAGGAACCAGTATCCCTTAGACGTCTCAAGCTTCCATGTGTTGGCTTGCGGCAAAAACGAAGATACAATTTGCTCCAGGAGTTGGTTCATGTGCTGCGTGTACTGAGTCCACAGTGAAATGTCGTACGACAGCTTGCAGAACTGCGGCGACGGAATGACGATTGTTTCGTAGATGTTCTTTGTCTTAATGTCAGCGAGCCACGCACCGTCGGCGATCGTCGGGTCATCAGCATCTTCACCGACTGCTCTCAAAGTCAAGAGCTGATCCGGCAAATGCTCTTTGCTTGGGTTCGTCGCAACGTTCTTTTGATTCTTGAGCAAGAACCTGTTGATCAAGTTCTGAAAATTTCTATCAGACTTATCTAGCCTCCTTTGTATCACGATCTCGCCCGTCTGCTGATTTATCCCCCTCCCAGCAATGTCTTCTCCAGCGTCTTGTGATATTGAATTTCTAACGATTGTGATCAAGGGCAGTATCAAAGAGCCGTTTTTATCTCGAAGAGCTCTGCGCTTCTTCAATAATGCCCACTTTTCTCCTGCGGCAAAAATCACAGGAACTTTCTTAGGCTCTGAATTGTCGGCACTGACCTTAAGAGACATCTCTTTTTCAAAAAGATTAAAAAGAGCAGTGTCGGCATCTTCGATGCCGACAGGAGGAATTGAAAATTCTGGCGTGCCTTGATGTGTCTTGTTTGCTATACCTGGGACACCAAACCGAGAAATACTCTTTGAATTATAGCGTGTGGACATAATCTCTAATCTTCATCGTAAAATGCGCTACCGACGTTAGTAGAATCACCCTTCGGCGACACTTCTTTTGGCCCTGTGATCGGTGGGTCTAAGACTCCATTTCTAACAAGATCACGAACGTCTGCTGTTTCTCCTTCAGAATTTTCAGCAAATCCTCGCTGCTGAACGAACGTCTTCTGAAGCGCGTCAGCGTCAGAGTATTCAATGCTTGTTGGGCCTCTGAACGGAGCAGAGAACTGCGATTCACGAACTCTGGTACCGATCAAGCTGACACCGTCGATATTTTCAGCTTGTCCGTATATGTTTCTCATGTATCGATATTCAGTTATTTCATACATGACGTCGCTGAAAGAATAGTAATCACCTATCGCAGGATTGATGCCCTTGTCGACCATGTCTCTGTGCTGGACGTATACCTCGATCTTAAAATTTGTGTCGATCCCAAACTTGTCGATCTTCGTGTCCAGCTGGAATTCATTGTTGACGAGCACATCGATCGCTATCGGATTGTCAAAGATCTTCTGCGCTGCTTCTGAATAGACTTCGTGTGACTTCGTCTTCGTTTCAGATACGGGATAATAATAGATCTTTTGACCCACGACATCCTTGATGAGCTCTTTAGTGATGTCAGAAATGAAATTCATTTCTCTCGCTGTTATGAACAAACGCGCCATACAATTAAGTATGGTGACAAACACCAATATTCAACAGCGTTTTATGCCTGTGAAATCACCCAATCGTGATTGCTGTGCCTCGAGGCATTGGGATATACCTCAACTGCTTATTGATATTCTCAGCGGCGAGGGCGTCAGTTTCCATCAGCTTCGCATAAGTCAAGTTCGCTAAAAATTCTTTCATCTGTGTGACGAGCTTGTCTTTATCTTCTCGAGCCTGCGAAATCAAAGCTTCACCGTTGAGCTGAAGATCTGCGTTAGGAATCGGCACAGATTGAAATTTTGAGCGAATCAACCCGAGCAATTCCTTGCTCAACGCAAGAGTGTATTGTCTTATCCACTGCCTGCCTGGTTGATTTATCGTCGAGAATGGTATATTTCCCAACGGGACGTTGCTCGGTCCTGAAACACCGTAGATAGAGTCGTCTTGATACGACGGATTGTACGGATTGCTTGGGCTCATCAGCTTCATGTAAAGCCTACCAGTCTGCAAGTCTGTCGTCGGTATCGGATATATTCTCAGCTTCGTACCCAAAACTTCGTAACTGTAATTTGATCTGCGCACTCTGAAAGCAGATTCCAGCATGCCACGTCTCAGTATGTCTTCAAACACGGGCAGGACGTAGAATACTGTCGAGTTGACGTACGACTCATAATTAAAATTAGTAGCAAGAAAGTTTGTTATATTAGACGCGTTGAGAAGAAAATGCTGTGCAGCGAGAGGCTCAAAGTGAAATATTTCGACGATCTTAAGCTTCCCCTTAGACCCGCTCGGAAGTGAGCTATAGATCCCAAGTCCAGTTTCATTGTTTTTTGCATCAGAGTAAATGTCGTAGTCTTGCTGACCTGCAACAAGATCTACGTAGCCTAAAACTGCATTATTTGAACCACCTATGAACGCCTGTGCCGCGTATGGTTCAGCCATGCGTAACAAGTGTTCTAAAGTCTGTTTCGCATATTTATTAGTGATATCTATAGACCCTGTAGGGAGGCCAAAGATATTAGTAAGCTCAGATTGAATTTTTGTTTCATGAATCAGCCTACTGTACTCGCAGCATGCTTCTTCGAAGCATGCCCAAATTTCTTTTTTTGTGAGCTCGACCGACAAAACGTCATCGCCAAGCTTACGCTTTACGAAGAGCACCATCGCGTCTGCCTCGGCCTGAAATGCTGCATCAGAATCAAAAAATGCGAAAGGCGTAGGGGCGATCGTGTCGATGAACGATGACATATTATTATGTATCGTTTTGGAGATGATTCTTGCAAATTAGGCTTGAATTATTTGCGCAATCACTGATCTGCAGAATCATACGCGTACGTCGCTGTCACTTCATCTCCTGCATGCGGCGGAAAATTAAGCGTGATTATTTTTCCTGAGATGCTGAAATCTTTATCGTCACCGTTGTTCCTGTGCTGCAAAACTCCGTTTACGAAGAGCAAAATTTCAGCGTCTGCGATTGGTATATATTGAAGCTCAAACGTCACGTTCGAATCATCGACCGCACCGAGGAGCGTCTCGTTCCAAACCATAGTGACAGTCGTCAATGAAGCGAGCTGCGATATCTGATTAAGAAGCGCTTGCGTCTCAAGTGTGTTGAGAGCTAACTGAGGCTTTGGGCGAGGTCTGTAGTATGAATAGACTTTGCGCATACGGGAAGCATCTCTGAACGCCATGCTTATTATATAATCATTCGACTATTTTATATGCTTCAAAATGCATTCCATCGGGGCGAGACTTGAACCAGCCTCCCCAATAAAATCCATTTGCGAGTGCAATCTCGACGAGCTCTCTCACAGAACCCTTCTCTTCCATAAGAGCAGGACGCACACCCAAGCCATTCCATTGTGCGTTTATGTCGAATGCAGTGCCCCACGAGTGATTGGAAAGCGAAGTCCTTGAACCTCGAATAAATCGCGGAACCCACATGCCGCCCCAAGTCAAGATTTTTTTATTTAATCCAGCCTCTGACCAATCAACAAACAATTTCTCGAATTGTCTAGCGATGGCTCTGTGAACAAGAACTGTACCATCTTTGTTAGATCCAGGCAGACCCGACAAGCAGGGAACACTGACGGTCATGATGTTGTCAGCCGCCCAGTTGTCAGTCAGCCGTATGCCTTCGGGATTGCTCTTTGTCGGATTGGGCACAAAAGAAAATCTGCCGAACAGCTTAGCTCTTGTGAGAGAATTGAGCGGAGCATCTTGCGGCCTCAAGGGCCAATTAGGCCCGCTCTGTACCTCTGATTCATCTTTCATGACATCAAAGCCAAGCTTCAAAGCTTCAGAAAGCGTCTTTGGTCCGACGACACCGTCCGCTGAAAGATTGCGTGAATTCTGAAAATCTTTAGTTGATTCTACAGTAAATTCGTCGAATTTTCCGTTGATTATGATCTCAGACTCTTCAAACAACCCTCTTAAGAAGAGCTGCCACAATTTTACTTCTGGGCCGCTTGAACCCGGATACAAAGTCTTCATTTACATGCCTGAAAGAATCGCTTGAACAGCAGTCTTGACGCGGTCACGAAGCTCAGCTGGAAGCGCAGACAACAAGACGTAGTGTTCGGGCGTCAGCGCGGTCTCCATCAGCCCGCCTGCAGTTTCGTGTGAATTTCTTTGCACACCTACGTTTAGCACGACAGGTGGAGGTCCTACTCTGCTGCTGATCAACGGTTGATAAAGATCTACCTTTTGCATGTCATCCTTTTAGCAAGTTTTTGTTTTCATTGAGAATATAGCCAGTTGCTGCAAATTCTTCACGAACTTCTTTTAGCTGTAAAAGAACTCCAGTGACGTCTTTGTTCTCAGCTTCAAGCTCGCGGAGCTGCTGCTCCAGCTTTTGAATTCTTATTAAGAAATATTCTCTAGTGGCAGGCATGTGACAATCATAACTGCAAAAGCAAGCTAGTAAACGACGTTACACCACACTTGATCCATAGCCGCCGAAGTATGCCCACGCAGTGCCTGTCCACAAAAACACAGCAGTGGAACCCAGCGTAGCTTTTGGTAAGCGCACGTAGCTCCATGACCCTATCTTGCTTGTAGGCGTAATTCTTACTTCTCCGCTGACGTTTGTCGCAACGCAGTATTTCAGTTGTCCGACAGATCTTCCATCTTCTAAAGTGACAAGTTGAGGATCTGTCGAAGGCGTAAAAATAGATAGATGTTGGCTATCACCATCAGACACGGGCGAGGTTGTGAAAGTTTGCGCGGCGCCCGCAAAAAACCCAGTGACTGCGACATTTCCAGCAGAATAAAGCGATCCTGTGAGCTGAGCGTTTCCTGACAGAGACAAGTCGCTCCCTCTCTTTTCTATCCTTAGCGCCGGGCTGCCAAATTGCACATCGTTAGATGTGATTCTAACTGATCCAGTGCCTATAAGCAAAGAGCCGCTAATTCTAACGTCACCACCGAACAATGTCTTCTTGTCTTCGGCACCATTCCCGCTAACAGACCCGCTGACGTAGAAGAAGACGTCTGTTCCTTTGTCAGCTGGGGAATCTACAGCTGATTCACCGCCCCTGAATGCCGCTGACCCTGTCGTGAAGATGGAATTGGCTGTCGTTGAGTCGAAATAATCGTCGATTTGCGCGAACGTGTTCGTTACAAGAACGCTTCCATTTGATTGTGAAGTTATAGAAATGTTAGTACCAGCGACTAAATACGAGGTTCCGTCAGCGAGCTTCGTTAAAGATCCGCTGATTCCGTTTGTGACGGAAAGTGTGCCAGTCATCTCCAAAAGATCGCCTTGAGCTAAAAAGCTGCCGGTTACCTGCAGTGATCCTGTCACGATCAAAGAACCAGTCACTTCGACATTGCTAGTGTTCACTCGAAACACGTCGCTTCTGTCAGTGCTATCATCTCCAGTCCCGTTGCCTACAACAAACAACGAAAAGTCATTGTCACGAAGGTTGAATTGACCCACGGCCATTTGAGATGAACCAGAGGCTATCGTTCCAAGGCCTCCTGCGTGTGATCCTACTCCTAGCGCTCTAGTTCCGGTGCCTTCAGCATGTGAGTAGTCGCCTGATGCTATCGTGAAATTTCCTTCAGCATGAGATGCTATGCCCGTCGCTTCTGCAAACCAACCTTCTGCGTGAGATCTATCGCCAGAGGCAACTGTCGTTTGTCCTTCTGCGTGCGAAGACTCTCCTGAAGCAATTCCGCTATTTCCTTCCGCGTGTGAATAGTCACCTGACGCTGTCGTTCCAGCTCCTTCAGAGTGTGATATATACCCTGATGCAATAGTTCCATCACCTTCGGCATGTGAAACATCACCTAATGCTCGTGTGAAATTAGCACCTTCGGCATGAGATGCATAACCTGTAGCAACACTTTGGTACCCCTCAGCATAAGAATAAGATCCTGTGGCTGCACTTTTATAACCGCGTGCATAAGATCCTGAGCCTATTGCGATGCTATAGATCCCTTCAGATCGGCTGAAGGTAGATGTTTGAACCTTTCTAGATAGGCAAAAAAGTATTGACTCAGTCCCAGCGTTGTATCCCAACTCTTGTAACAACCCAACCCACATCGTATAGTTCGTTGTGTCGAGGGCAACTGTCGAACTCACGGTTAGAACGTTGGATGATATTCCGGTGACCGTGGTCCTGTGTATCTTAGTGGCATCATCGATTACTTCATAAACATACGCGACTTCATCACCTAACTGGAACATAGTCCCGTCCGCGACGGTTAGCTCATTCAACCCGGTGTCGACTGATATCAAGGCAGAGAATATGTCAGCTGTGAAATTTCCGTCTCCGAAGAGATTGACATAATCATTGACAGCGACGTTATTTCGGCCAAATGCGACGTTGTGAGAGCCCGTGATGATGTTACCTTGGGATTGAACCAGTGATCCGCTGAAAAAGAGAGTTGTACCATCGTTGAGGATCTGTACGTCCGATCCTATCTTTAGAGGAGATCCACCGTGCAAGGTACCTGATATAGCGACGTCGCCACTGAAGAGGGCCACTCCTTTCGTGGCGGTATCTTTCGATCCCATCGTTCCGCTGACGTAAAAGAAAACGTCAGCGCCTTTATCTGCCGGTGCGTCTACTCCCGAGTCGCCTCCGACGAAAGCGGCTGACCCTGTTGTAAAGATTGCATTAGGCGTTGTCGAATTGAAAAAGCTGCTTCCGCCGCCGCCCGTTGAGCTAATCGTTATTGAGCCATTAGAAGCAGAAGAGATTGTAACGTTAGCCCCAGCGACGAGGTATGATGTTCCATTTGACAGCTTAGTCAAAGATCCTGTGATGCCGCTCGTTACTATCAAAGATCCTGTGATCTCGACGATGTCACCCTGCGCTGACAGCCCTCCGCTCACGATCAAGTCACCGCCAAAAACGCTGACGTCAGAGCCACGCGAGCCTGAAACGAAGAACACTGTGTCAGATCCCGGCATACTAGGGAATTGACCCTGTTGTCTATTGGCAACAATCACGCTGCCCGTGATTCCAAGGTGATTCCAAGCCTTGAAGCTCCGCTCGATGAACCCGATATGTTGTTAGTTATTATTGCCATGTCAGTAATTGTCTAAGGGTTGCAGCATCATCCTGTATCTTTTGCCTGTGATGTTGTTGACGACACACAGGTAGTCTTTTTCTTCGACTATCGTCCAGTCACCTCGGTCATTCTTGAGGTGAAGATCGCCTGTGTAGATGTTCGCCCATCTTTTGTTTGTCGATCCCAAGTTGTGAGCTGAATCGCTGTCTGGCAGTACGTCGCCCTTCGTTTCTAACGTGCCTGTTACAGCGAGTGTGGCAGGAGAATAAAAGTTAAAATTGGAAGAGGCACCAAAAGAACCAGAGGAATTAAACTGTACGTTGTAATTGCTCCCAGCGGGAGCTCCTCCCAAAGAAGAAATTGTTATAGAGCCGTTAGAAGAAGACGAAATCGTGACGTTAGGACCAGCTACAAGATAAGAAGTACCATCTGCTAAAGTTGTTAAAGATCCTGACATGTGTGTGACTGTCAGGACATCTGTGACTTTGTCATAAGAAAAAGTAGAAACACCACCAAATATCCCACCATCATTAAACTGCACTGCGCCATTTGGGCCGCCTGTTGTGACAGGTGTACCGATCAAAGGACCAGATGCGTAAATGTTAGTAAATCCTGTAGTTTTTTTGAAGACTATCGTCATGTCAGTGTAAGCGTCTCTGTTGTGTTAGTTTATACTGGTTTTAAGCATCTAGAATGCAATCTATGACTATATTAATGAGCGGATTTCCACTAGGGTTAGGCGTATTGATTGAGCTGCCTGTCCAGAACTCGTACGTTGACCCTAGTATGTAATAACCTCTAAAACGATAGTTTGTGCTTGGACCGCTGGGGGTACTTGAGCAAACGAACGTCGCAGACGGCGACACCTCAATGAACTCACCGAACAGATTGAGAGATGACGGAAACCCTGCGTCAACAGCTGTAACTTCTTTAGTCGCATTACTCTCAAGAAACTTTGCAGTTGCTGATAAAGTAAAAATGTCGGGCGAGTCTGACCAACTGTCCAGCGGCATCTCAGATTCTCCTCATAAGTCTAAGCTCCAATTTATTCCTGACTGCAGAAGTGTTGGAGTGAACGTCGGGGATGAGCCACTCCAGGGAGTGATGACTTTTGCAGTCGTAATGGTACCGTTACCCCAAGCGCATGAAGCTGACAGAGAAGACACGGAGTAGTTGGCCATTCCTGTGCCGTTGTAGACGTGGTTCACAGTGCCCAGAATGCCGTAGCTTGTTGGAGCCTCTGAGATCAGAGCTAAAAATGGAAATTTCTCATAAGTTCCACCGTTGAGGAACCGGTTGTAACCATATGTGCTGTCAACCCATCCTGTGAATCCTCCCAAAATAAATGTTCTAGAGCCCGACAACAAATCAGGATGTGCAATGGCTCCCTGCACGGTGGTCGGATTAAGTGATGTCGTAGATCCTTGGACAGCTGTTGTAAATGGTGCGTTCGAGTCTTGACCGCTCATCCAGCAAACGTATGGTGAGTCTACAGTAGTCCCGCTGCGAGGAGTGTAAGATCCGAAGTGAAGCACACTGCAGTCACCGCTGTTGTTGCCGTCGTGCATAATGGTGAGACTGTCCTCGGAAGCAATGATGTGGAGCTTCCTGCCAAGACCGGCTGTCATTGTGCCAGCAAAACCCAAAGCGGAATACATACAACCTCTACTAGAAGACGTAAAGCCTGAAATGTCGTTCTGTCTCGGGAAAAATGCACCTTTTCCAGAAGAGTTCAATTTCCAGACTGGGTTTCCAAGAGATGCAGTCAGCAAGTCGTTGCCCCCGTTCCATGGCCCATTGGTCAGTGTCGTGTTTGACCCACTGGGGTGAACTGCGAACGAGATCAACAGCTGATAGTTTGGTTGATCGAAAGCATATGTATAGTTGTCAGTCGAGACAACAGGAACCGTGTAATTGTTGAAGGATCCTGTGGTGCAATGAATAAAGCAGTCGAACTTCCCCAGAGACGCTGAGTGAAATCTGAAGCAAGCAAAAGCGCTCATA